TCTTGAAACGGGCGTCATTTCGATGCAAGTCGAATTGTTGCGGGCGCGGGGTATAGGGGATCTTGATCTCGACGGATGTCATTACTCGCCTTCCTCGCCATTGTGGGAGATGTCCTTGATTTGTTCGTGTAATTCCGCGATTCGCTCCGCTCTGGTGCGCCGCCAATCGGGCAAATCCGCCCTGGCAGCGGTCAACAGCGACGTGTAGGCGGTCATCTGGTTGATTTCCAGGGTGCGCACCCGGTCGATCAGCTTGATAATCATGGTCTGGTTACCGCGCAGCGCCTGGAGAAGATCGTCTTGCTGGTCGGCAATATCGGTCTTCAGGTCTTTCAGCAGAAACTGGATCAGCTTCCACAACCCGATCCCCAGACACAACGCCACCGCCAGGGGAATACCCAGGGTCTCAATCAGCTTGACGATTGATTTGAGTTCCATCAGAGATCAATCAAAAAGCGAACAATGCTTTTTTCAATTTTCTATTTCTTTTCGGGGGGTTACATCAACCAGTTCAGGCTTTTCTTCTGGCGGCTCCAGGGCAAACGTCACGGTGATATTCTCCGGGATGCCCTCATGTACCTGTTTCACCGTATCAACCCAACCGGCCCTGGCCTTGAGCCAGAAGATACCAGCAATGGTATCCTTGCCCGAAGTGGCCCGCTTATGCAGGGTCTTCGCCACGCTCAAATTGGCCTTGGTAACGCCAACATCCAGCTCATGGCGATAGCACCTCCGCAAGGTCTTCGGCGCAATATCCAACAACTGCGCAATCTTCACCTGTTCAAGCCCCATGCCCACAGCCTCTTCAACCATGTGCCGGGTCTTGTCAGTCGGACAATGCGGCGGACGACCGCGCTTTTTTGCGATTTCCACCATTTCCGCGCCGGGTTCAACTTCAGACATCACAAAGCTCCCAATAAGTACACCGCCATCTATAACCCAAATTAGTGGCATGGGGCAATCTGAGGGTGGGTACGAGTAGACCGGGGTGACCAGAGGCAGGTTGGTGTGGGGGACAGAAGTTGGTGTGTGCTTGTTATTCCCCGTATAGGCTGACGACGACGACCGGGGCCGCCGTTCCGTTTCGATTTCGGCGAACCGAAAACCGGGCCAGGGACCCCTATCGGAACCGGGCCGGACGGGTTCGGATGGGCGCCGGGACCGGGCGGGTTCGGGTTCGGGAACCGGGTCGGTTCGAACCGGCCCGAACTGGAACCGGTTTGGGTTCGGTTTGGGGCCAGTTCAAACCCTTTTGGAGCGGTGACGACTGCGTCACCCTCCGGCTACGCCACACTACCGAGGTTTTCCAAGGCTCAGCGCCCGCCAACCGCTAGTATTTTACCCTTTCCGCCTCGCCTCTCGCTCCCTCGCCACTCTGGCAGACATTTCGCTCCCGGACTCAGGCAATGGAGTCCCTCTTTTGCTATACTGAACAGAGCTAAACCGGTCTATATTTATTGCCTGTTGGTTCCCAGAATTAATATAAGAATCTCCCTTATTAACAGGATTCTTATAACTAGGATTCTTATTAATAGGATTGGGTTGCAGAGTGCCACCCCTGGTGGTTGCATGGTGCGACCCCTGCCGTTGCATTGGCACATTAACACGATAGCGGATTGTGCCCTTTCTGCCCTTGCCGGTGGGCTGGATTAACTGCCGAACGATTAATGACTTTATGGCACGATGTACTGTCGATCTATTGCAGCTGCACATTTTCGCCAAAGTGCCTAGCGCAGGGTAGGCATTAGAGCCGGTCTTGTCGGTGAATGACGCTAGCGCCAACAGTACCAGCCGTTGGGATGCCGTGACGTCTGGCAAGCGCCATATCGGTCCTATCAAGCGCCATGTCATGCGACGGAGTCTAATTCGTAACGGGCCATAAACTGGCGTACCTTATTCATTGTCGATCGACGCAATAAACCGGATCGCATACGCTCCACTAGGTGGGTGTCATTTACTGGCGTTAATGCTCCGAATCTGGAGTCTGCCAATCCATGCCTCCGGCAGAATGATTCAACCTCCGACAATAGCGCTATTTGGTCTTGGTGCTGGTTCATAATGTCTCCTCTATATGGCGCACTATATATAGCACACATATGGACGCAGAAAATAACATATATTCGCTTGACCACACATTGCCAATCGTCTAGTCTCTGAATCGTTAATGGCACCAACAACAAATAGAGGCACAAAATCATGTACGATATGAGCGTTCCAAATTCCAAGCCGGGCACTTGCGCCAAGTGCAATGGCACGGGCACGTTTCAATGGGCGGGCGGCTATGGCAAGGTCAAGTCCGGCCCGTGCCATGCTTGCCGCGCCACGGGAAAACAGACCGTGCGCGATATGTATCGCAATAAAGCGTATAACCGGCACAAACTCAGCCGGATGGTATTCTAGCATGGCCAATACCTGTTCGTGCGGAGGCACAATAAAATGAAATTAGGCACAGTAAGAATCGAAGAGTCGAAAGTCTACGACTCGCACGCTGGTTTTCATCAATTCCATGCTGACGAAACGCAAGAGCCCTACGGCTCATTCGAAGTATTTTGGTTTGAGTCTGTCCATGTAGAACCGGGCTGGTATTGGGCGGCCGGTTTTCCTGGCTGCCTGTATGACAGTGAGCCGACCGGACCATTTGCCTATAGCCAACAAGCCCACCAGGACGCTGACGAGTGGGCGCCGGAATACGACGAAGACTAGCGACTCTTGGTGGGCTGGGCAGAATCCCAGCCTATCGACGGCTGTTAGATAGTCGAATTCGAAACTTAACCAAAAGAGGCACAATAGCATGACAACATATACAATCACCGAAGACATTAGCGGGCTGAAATACTACGCCCATTTGCGCACGATTAATTGCACTTGGTTCTTCGATCCTGGCCACGCATGGTTGCAAGTCAATATCCAGACATTGCAGGATTTCGGATTAACGCCGCAAGACTTCTCGGAATTCTCCCGCACCGATGGCCATGACCTGTACCTGGAGGAAGATTGTGACGCGGGAATCTTCATCCGGGCCGTGGGCGACAAGGCAGAGTTAATATTCAATGAGCAAGAATGCACCGACAAGTTTAGCGTTCGGGCAATGCAACGGAATCGTAACTAGCGACTCTGGATGGGCTGGTTTCGGCCAGTCCATACACGGCTGCTAACCAGTCGATTTTGAAACCTAAACAAGAGGCACACAATTATGAGAATTACCAAAAATCAACAAATCTCACTTGCCAGGAAATGGCACCAATCCAATCAGGGCATGAGCTATCTGCAATTCCGTCGCACTATCCAGCCTACATTCGGCTCCGATGGCGCGATCATGGTCGCATGGTGCGGGATGTTCTTGGGAATCGAAATCGACGGCTATTGCCATTCATAATCCAATCAAAAGAGGCACGGAATCATGAGATCATATCCAATTTGGAACGAAGTAACGGCGTGTATTTACGGCTCATCTAAATCCTACGGCGTCAAGGAACGCGGCGAGGTCGCGGTCAAGGTGGGAACGTCAAAAGCTTATTCTTTCGATTTTGTAAACCATAGAACAACGGTTAAGGATATTGGCGACGACTTGAAAGAATACCGATTCTATGTTGATGACGTGCTTTTAAAGCGGGCGCAATTCAACACCAAGACCAAAAAGTTTGACGTGTTGGAGCCGGGTTCGTTTGCCGGATTGTGGAACGGCGAAATATTAAAATAACTGGGGAATCGCTCCTGGTGCGGAGCGTGTAACAGCGCTCCCCACCGGCGGCAATTCTGCCAGGGTAGAAAGAAGAGGCAATCATGGCTAGCAGGCAATATCGGGAAATGCGGCAACGCATTACCATCAAGAAGCAATCGGGTAGCTATGTCGTGATCTATCCGGCGGCTGGTCATCCGGGTTATTCGAAAGAAAAGGTGTTTTCACCAGCTATCGGATTCAATGCCTACGCGAAGGCGCGGCGCTTTGCCAAGATAAGGGCGATTTGTATGTGTTCGAAGCCAGAAAACTATAGAGGGGCTGAATCATGACCCCGGCAGCCCCGAAACGTGGACGGCCCCGACTCAGCCCGGAACAGCGCAAGCGTAACAACGTGACGCTGCGACTGAGAGATGAGCTGAAACAACAACTGGCAGAGCGGGCCGACGCCAACGGACGGTCCCTGAGCGAGGAAATGGAGTACCGGCTTGAGCTGGCCATGAGTCCTTCCGCCCGCTGGCTACGCTGGTGGGAGGAGGAGAGTTGGCGGACAGGCGATATGTACGATGGCGCCGCCAAACCGGTGAAGATGAGTGAAAGGGAACAAAATTCGCTGCTGGACAAGGCGTCTTGCATCGCCATTTTCGATGCGTCGGTCGGCTATGTGCAAGTCGCGCTGGAGATCGACGGCAGCCGCACCGGAAAATTCTTCGACCACCTCGATCAGGAGCGGTGGGGGAGGATGACGCCGGAACGGCGGCGGATTCTGCTTGAGGATTACTATTTATTCGAAACGCACTTGCAAGACGAGGCCTACAGGAAATCACCGCGATGGCGGCGGGAATCTCGCGAAGGCCATGCCCGCCTGGAGCGCGATCTGGCGGCGTTGGGGTTGACCAGGAAGCTATCCAGCCGGGCAAGGAACTGCTTGTGGTCGGCGGAGGTCTGGTCACTGGACGAACTGGTCACAAAAACAGAAGCCGAAATGCTGCGCCAACCGAATCTGGGCAAAAAGACCCTGGCGGAAATCCGTGAGTTTCTGGCGGATGCCGGGCTGAGCATGAGGGGTCCGCAATGACCCCGGCCCAACGCAACGCGGCAGGCGACCGGCTCCGGCAACAGTTTTTGGTGGGGGATATCGACGGCCATCAATTGTGCCAGGGTTTGGAGGATTTGGGCTGGCATCCGGCGGCGGTGTCACAAGCCCTGGACGATTTGAAGGCACAGCAGCTATTGGATTCAGCCGATGATTGATTGGTGCGTGTTCGTCCAAGACCGGCTGTGGCGGGCGCATGAGGCCGCCGGGTGTCCGGCTATGCGGCGGATGTGGTCGTCAAAAATACGCGCATATTTGCGCAAACAGGGAGTGAATCATGACGAAATTTCTAACGGAAACAGTGTTGTTCTGCCTGATAATGGCGCTGATATTGTTCTTCTACGTAGCAGCAGGGGGCTGAAATGAAAATCCCCTATATGGATCTGACCGGCCAGGTCAAATTTGGTGACGAAAAGCAAGTCACACCGACAGAATTTCATGGGTATTTCACCCCGAAACAGGAGGAAATTAATGTGGGAGATAACGCTGGCACTACTGATAATCACGATACTGATTCAACTTTAGAGGCGGAACAGACCGCAGACATGCGTGAGCTGCGGCAACGGGAACAAGTCCGGGAATTGTTTCGCGATCTGCTTAATAACCTAAGATTGCGCGGCATCCCGACCGGCATCTGGGCAGATGAGATCGAAAACCGCCTTTCGGTTTACGAATTCTGGCGGGAGGTCTGACAATGGAATCCACCAGAATCCACGGCGGAACGCTGACGTTTTCGGAGCCTCGACACCAGTATCACTGGAACTCTAGAAAGGTGAAGCGTACCGTCAGCGGCATCTGCGGCGAGGGTTATCCGCTAC